CGCCCTGGTCGGCATCGCGCAGGATGCGCGCGAGCCGGGACGGCGTGAGCCCGTCGCCGGGATAATCCGAGACGGGCTGGCGCACACCGGCGAGCGTGGGGCCGGCGACCTCCTGGCGCAGGAGCGCCTTGCGAAGGGGCTGGCCCCATTGATCGACGAGCGTCATTGTTCGGTGTCCTCCTCAAGGGTGGCGTGCTCGCCGCACCACCAATCATCATAAACCAATGGCCAGATCGCGGACGGCATCTTGCCCTCCCTGATGAACAGGACGGGCGCATTCTTCCGGCATTGGCCGCCCTTGTTTCCTGCGCGGTTGCCCCGGCTCAGGAAGATGCAGGTGCTGCAGGAGACGCCCTGATCGACTAGGCGCTTCACCAGACGTCTCCCGCCCGCAGACGGGCGCCGAGCGGCGCGCGGAAGGGATCGCGCGCGACGAGCGGATCGTCGGCGGGATTGTTGAACGATCCGCGCCCTCCGGCCCCCTGCCGGGTGACCGGCTGATAGCCGTATTCGATCGCGTTCTGGCGCGAGGCGAAGAAGGCAAGCATGCCGGCGATCGCGGTGTCGCCGTGGCGCTCGAGCCCATCACTGCCCTTGTAGCGCATGTCGTCGGGCACCTTCACGACGCCGCCATCATAGGTGAGCGCCTGGTGATCGCGCACGACGTCCTCGTCGGCCGCGATCATCACGCTGCGATCGCCGAACGCCTCGACATAGGGTGTGCCGTTCTCGCGATACCATTCGCGGCTGAGCTTCACCTCGGAGACCCGCTCGCCATAGCGCTGCTGGGTGACCTCGGCGAGATAGGCGCCGTTGCCGGTCGCATCGAGCGCGCCGTGCCCGAACCGGGGCAGCGCATCGACGCAGTAGAAGACGATATCGCGCTGCGCCTCGAACGGCACGTTGCGCATCTCGACCACGAGCTTCCAGCGACGCACGAGATCCTGCCCCAGCTCGGTGATGATCAGATCCGAGGCATCGCCGCTGCGCGCGAAATCCTGCCCGAAATCGTGGCGGCGTTTCGGATCGAGCCGATCGAGCAGCGGGCGCAAGGTTGCCCTGCACCAGTCGGCGATCTGGCGCTGGCGCGCGCCCTTTTCGGCTGCTTTGAAGCTGTCGGGCAAGAGCAGGCGCTCGACATCGACGCTGCGATCGGTGACCTGCTCGATCACCACCCGCGCGAGCGCCGCCCCTTGCGCATCGGCCGGGATGACGTCGAGCTCCTGGTGCATCGCCGCAGTGCGCGCGCCATAGGCGCCGCGGATGCGCGCCTCCCATTCGGCCTCGGCCTGCGGCGACCATTCGAGCCCGCGCATCAGGCAGACGCGGCGATAGAGCCCGTTCTTCACCGCATCGCCGAACGGAATGTGGTGCACGCTGAAGGGCACCTTGCCGGCGCGCGCCTCGCGGATCAGCTCGTTGAAGGCGTTGAGCATGCCGTTGTGGGTCGAGATCACCCGGATCTTGCCGCCCCAGATGAGGAGCGCGTTAACGGCATCCAGGACGGCTCTCACGTCCTTGTGAAACGCCGCCTCGTCGATCACCACCACGCCCTGCAGGCCGCGGATGTTCTCGGGCCGCGAGCTCAGCGCCTCGACGCGGTAGCCGCTGGCGAAGGTGATGCGATAGGCCGAGATATCGCGCGAGCTGCCATCCTCGCGCTGGTCCTTGAACAGGAACTCCTCGATCTCGGCGAGCTCGCCCGCGACCACCCGCGCGAAGTGCGCGACATAGCCGATGAACTCGCGGCCCTTGTCCTTGGTGTCGCCGATATAGAAGACGTTGTCGCCGCCGGCTGAGCGCGAGGCGGCGGCGGTGAGCGTGTCGTCGAGCGCTTCGGCAAAGGTGATCCCGGTGCGTCGGCCCTTCTCGGCGACCTTGAGGTCGCTCTTGTCCTCGAGCCAGGCGCGCTGGTGCGCCATGAGGATACCGTCGGCGAGCGGATCGAGATCGGGCGGGATCTCGGCACCTCGCGTGAGCTCGGCGGGGAGGCGCTCGTCTTCGCGGGCGAGGACGGGGGCGTTGTCTGGGGCGGCGGCGGACTCACTCATCGTTGGTCCGCGATGCTTGAGCGTTCAACCCGCCTGCCATCACGCCGATAGCTGATCGAGATGCGTCGGTCGTTGGCATAGAGTGCTTCGACCCGGCGCAACGTGCCCTTGCGTTCACGATATTCGGTAGCCTCGATGGGATCGCCCCAATCGGTGGACACCAGCCACGAAGTCGCGCGCAACTGTTCGCCCAGCCGATCGAGCGGAGGCGTGCTCTTGCGCCAGCTGCGCCGCACACCCACCGGGCGGTCTGGCAGGCGTCCTTTCGTCACGACGCCAGCCCCAGCACGCCCTTGCGGATCGCCTCGATCCGGTCGGCGCCGAGCCCGGCCTCGGTCGCGATCTTCTCCATCTTGTCGGCTGTCTCTTTGCGATCGCGCGCAGCTTCCGCCTCGCGCCGCTCCTCGTCCTCGATCTCCTCCTTGCGCTGCTCGCGCAGCAACATCTGCTCGCGCTTGGCGATCGTGCTGAGGCGATTGAGCATGAGGGTTAGATCCTTGCCATCGAGCTCGGCCGGATCTTCCGCGCTGGTCACCGTCTCGTTGATCCGGTTCTTGATCATCTCGACCAGTGCGATCGTGGTGGCGCTGCGATCCTTGACATCGACCTGGGCGAGGATCGTGTTCGCGATCTCCTGACTCGCCTTGAGCTTGCGGATCTCGATCGCCTTCCTCACCGAATAGCGGCTGAAGGCGCCCTTGCTGATCGGCTTGCAGCCATGATCGGCGATGCGCGCGTTGAACTGTCGGAGGATCTCGGTCTGCGGCATGTTGCGATCGCGCAGCTCGGCATTCGCCCAGGCGATATGCTCGTCGCACACCTCAGGGAGCAACTCGATCGAGGAGAGCCGTCCGCGTCCGCTGCGCCGCGCCATCTCAGCTCTCCCGCGGCCGCGCAACGCCCTCGATCAAAGCGCGGCGCTCGACATGATCGCGCCCTAGCGCGGTAAGCTCGGCGACGAGCAGATCCCCGGCTTCCACCAACCGCACCGCGTCGAGCTCTGCGAGCGCGCGCAGCTGAGTGCGCGCCCAGTCACGCGAGCGGCGGATGCCGATCACGTCGAGCACGTGCGCCAGCGCCTGGTCGTTGAGCCGCCCGTCGATCTGGCTGGCGAGCTCGCGCAGGATCGCGAGGCGCGCATCGCGGGCGATGGCATCATTGAGATCCCGGGCGAGGCTCATCAGCCCATCCCCTTCGTGATGAGGACATCGTAGAGACGGCCGACCTGCTCATCGATGTGCTTCACGGTTGCGGCGGTCTGGGCAGACCTGGTCTGGTGCTCGGTGATCTGATCAGAGAGCCCGCGCTGGCGCCTCTCGATCTTGGGCAACGCCTTGCCGATCTCGCCGATCTGCGCTTCGAGGCGCTGGATGTCGCCAACCGTGGCAGCCTTCTCCTCGACCTCCTTGACCCGCTCTTCGACCGTGCCGACGCGGCTCTTAAGCCCAGTCAGCTCGCTGCCGATGGTTGTGAGGCGCTTGTCGAGGCCGCCTGTGCCGACCGGATTGGTGGCGCCGCCCTTCCAGACCATGTAGCCGATCGTGCAGATGATGAAGGCGATGATCGCCCATTCGATGATAAGTCCAGTCATGTGGTCCCGTCCGATTTATCCCCTGACGAGCTTCCCGGCTCGCCGCCTGATTGCTTGACCGCTGCCTCGAGCACGCGCCTGGCCGCAGCCTCGACCCTCGCTCCAGTGAGTTCGATCAGGGTGTAGCCCGAGAAGCCGAGGCCGATCGCGACCACCAGTGTGAACAGCAGCCCCGGCCGGGCCTCGATCACCCATACGCAGGCGACGAACACCATGAGCGCGGTGAGCGAGATTGATTTCACTAGCCCGGGCGATGGCTCACGCCGCGGGGCCAGCGGCCGCGCCAGCACGACCCCTGCGATCGCGAGGATCAGCCGAAGGACCGGCCATTCCATGCCCGCGAACTCGATGAGGATGTAATTTCCCCCGGCATCAGGAACGAAAGCGGAAGCGCCCAGCGCCGCCGCCCAGGGCACGTAAAAGGATGCGAGCCCGCTTGCCGTGTCACTCGGGATGGTCATCGAATGGCCCGGCCTATTCCTTGGCGGCAGCGTCGATGAGCTTGGCCTCGCGGCGCGCGCGGTCCTCGTCGTTCTTCTCGCGCATCTGCATCAGCAGCGTCTGGAGCTCGGGCTGCCCATCGGCGGCCAGCGCATCGGCCACGGTTTCGGCCAACTCGCGCACGACGAGATAGGCCGAATAGGCGGCGGTCACGCTGCGGTAGATTTTCTCGGCATCGATCTTCATGCGGTTTCTCCGTTCACCAGCGCGGTGATCTCGTTGATGATCGAGATCGCCTCGATCACGGCTTCGTTGTAATCATCGGCGTTACCGGCATCGTAGGCACTGCGCGCTGCCTTGACGGCGCGCTCGGCCTTCGCGTCGAGATCGTTGACGCGGCGCGCGGTCTCACCCTTGATGAGGCCGGCATCGACGCCGGTCTCAATGAGCGTGCCAGCGGTCGCCCAGGCGGCTTCGACCGCGATCGCGGCCTTTTCGTCGAGCACGGTCTGCTCGGCCGCGTTGCGCGGGCTCGAGGCAATATCCGAGATGCCGTTGCAGGCGCTCGCGAGCGTGGTGGCAACCAGCGCGGATGCCAGGAGGAATGACTTGATCATGATTGCTTCCTTGGGTTGCGGCCGCACAGGTCAGCCGATGTTCTTCTCGGCCAGGCCCTCGGCCTTGATCTTGTAGAGCTTCACCGCGCACTCGAACTTGGTGATCCGGCCATCGCGATTGGTGTCGAGACCGGCGTTCTGGCGATAGGTGGTCGGCCAGCGGCCCTTGTCCCAGAGCACGTGATGCTCCGGCTTGCCGACCGCCTTGGGCCAGAGGATCGCCATGTAGATGTCCGAGAGGTTCTTGATCCGGCCCTTGAAGGGCTCGAAATACTTGTAGACATAGTTGAGCTGATCCTCGGCGCTCATATTGGCGAGCGCGCTGGTCGTGGTGCCCAGCCCGCGCGCGGTCGCCGGCATGAACTGGATCAGCCCGGTCGCACCCGAGCCCGCCATGTTCTTGATGTCGGGCCGGAAGCTGCGGCCGCTCTCCCAGGCGATGCACGCCATCAGATCATCGGGATCGATCTCGAGCTCGTCGGCGATCCACCAGATCCGGTCGCGGAAGGTCTTGGAGACGCGGGCGCCCCAGGCGATGGGCCGGCGATCGGCCGAGTTGGGATGAGCTTGGGTCATGCGCCCGCTATGGCTGCATCCACCCTCGCGCGGCATGCCCGAGAGCGCGGGCGGTGGCCGAGCAGGCGGCGATCAGTCGGGCTTGAAAAGGTCGAGCTGGTGCCTCGTATGGCCGCGATCCGGCCGTTCTGGCAAGCCCGTCTCGCGGGCGAAGAGTTTTTCCACACCCGTTTCCCCGATGCCCAGGCGACGGGCGATCTGCCGGTTGGAAAGGCCCTTCTCGCGGTAGAACAGCGCCCGATCGCGCCGGGCGAGCGGCACGCGAATGGTAGCCGGTGCGAGCGCACGGCTTAGCTTTCGGGCCGGTTCGTGGCCGATCGCCTCGGCGAGCTCGCTATCCACGGCAATGTTGTAGGGCACGTAGAGCCGTGTCCCGCCGAACTCCTGGGTGAGCTTGACGAAGCCCTCCTGGCCGAGGATCGAGCGCAGCTGCCGGGTGAGATCGCCAGTGATCATCCGGGCGCTTCACCCAGCTTACGATCGGCATGATGCCAGATGCCGGCATGTCGCCCGTCATCGTGCAGCACGGTAACCACCGCGCGCTCCTCGACCACGTAGACGAGCCCATCGGCGAGGATCAGGAAGCGCTGCGTCTCCATCGCCAGCGCAGCCTGTGCCGCCTTCTCGAGCGAGGCTGCGATCAGCTCGCGCATCTCCTCGACGTCCATGGCGCCGGTCCGTTCGAAGAACCGCACGAGGGCATGATCGGTGATGGAGAGCGACGACATGATCAGGCTCCGTTGTGGGCGATCGCGAGCGGCAGACCGCAAAAGCCGCATTCGGCGGTGGTGCGACCGACATGCCAGTGCGCCCCGCCGCAGCTGGGGCAGCGCATCGGCTCGCCGGGGCGGTAGACCGCGTGATAGCCGCGCTGGCCGGAGCGCAGATCGTCGGCAACACGCGCGCGCTGCGGGCGCGGCATCGGAACGACGCGCGCGCTGCGGGCGCGGCATCGGAACGACGCGCGCGCTCATGAGACGAGCCCCGCCTTGATGGCAGCCGCGATCGTCGGCGGCACCACCACCCGGGCAATCGCTTCGAGCGAGCGGCGCGACATGATGACAAGGCGCAGGCCTTCCACGCCGGGAGCAGAATACCTCATGCCCCACCCCCGGTGCGCGGCAGCTTCGCGCCCAGCTGGGCCGCGAGCGTGTTGTAATCCTCGGCCTGCATCGGCCCGGCCGCGCCGGTCCTGATCCCGCACAGCCGGAAGGCGGCAATGTCGATCGTCCAGTCGGCCGGAACCTCGCCCGCCTCTTTCAGCTTGGCGAGGATCGCCTCGCACAGGCTTTCGCCGAGCGCGCGCGGGGAGAGCGCGTTGCCCGAGACGTCGACCTGCCGCCAGCCCGCACGCACCGCCATCGCTTTGAGCGCCTCGATCAGCTTGTGTGCCTCGCGCTGGTTGGCCCAGGCCATGCGCTCGCACTTGAGCTGGCGCTTGGCGAAGGCTTCGAGCGCCTGCTCGCTGCGGTTGCGCACCTCGCCCAAGTGATAGAGCGAGATCCACAGCGCGCGCGCCTTGCGCGCCATTGGCGAGGTCGCCGGCTTGGCCTTGCCGCCCGTCGGCTTCGCCTTCCAGCCGAGTGCCTCGAAGCGCTGCAAGACCGCCTTCAGACCCTTCTCATCGGCATCGGCCGCGCTCTCGACGCCCGCCTGGTCGAACAGGATCTGGCGATAATCGTCCTCGTCGAGCGCGAGCGCCTTCTTGGCGATATGGACCTTGGCGAGCATCGCGCGGCGCGCCTGGCTCGATCGGTCGAAGGTGGCGGGCCGCGCAGTGCGGCGCGCATCCATGCTCAGCGCGCTCATGATACGACCCCGATCATCACGGCCGCGATCGAGAGCAACGCCCCGAAGCCCGCGCAGATGATGAGGTCAGCCGCGAGATCGCGCCAGAAGGCGCCGCGCCCGAACTCGGCCTCATATTCGCGCATAAGGCGCCGGAACTCGTCGAGCGCGCTCATCGGTCGAGGTTCCGCGCACGAAACTTCATGGCCGTCTCGGCAAGATCATGGGCATCCTGCCCAAGTTCGGTATCCTTCAATGGACCTCTCGCGATGCCATTACTCACCGCGGCTAGAGCGAGTGAGAGATCGAGCGCAGCCTGCCTTAGAAGGTCTGCCACTTCATCAGCATGGTCAGGGTCATTCCCATCGAGTTCGAGATAAATCAGACGCCCGAGCCCGCGTTGAGCGCGAGCGGTGTCCATGATTGCACCAGCGAGCGCGCTCATGCCTTGATCCACTTCGAACCGCGCGTGCGCTGCACCGCCTGAAGGTCAAACAAGGCGAGCCCGCGGCCGTCCTCATCAGCGATGTAGGAGGCCATCTCGACCAGCTGCTTGCATTCGCGAAGGCCTCCTGCATCGCGGTGCGTGCCGATCGTGATCAGATATTCGCGGATCGCGGGATCGCTGATCCCCCAGCCATTGCAGAAGGCGATCACGTCATCGGCTTCGGGCGTCTGTTGGACGTAGACCCGGGCGATCCGGCTGTTGAGCCGCGCAAAGGCGTCCTTGTTCTTGCCCTGCTGGATTTCGCGGATTAGCTCCTCGTTGCCCGCCAGGCACAGGCCCACGCCCGTGCGATCGTGCCAGCTCCTGAGCTCGTCGATCGATTCGTAGTTGAGGTGGTTGGCCTCATCGATCACCAGGAGCGCCTTGCGCCCGGTGAGCCGATCGACGACGGTTCGCGAGGCATCCGCGGCGCGCATCCGCTTCGGGATCATCCCAAGCGCCAGCTGCACCTCGATGATCATCTGCACGAGGCTGCGCGTGCTGGGCGACATCGTCGCGACGAACACCTCGGAGCGGGCCTCCCTGTATTCGTTGATCGTGATCGTCTTGCCGGTGCCAGGCCCGGTGCCGATCGCCGTGATCCGTCCGGTGTGAGCCAGCGTGAGCAGCCGCTCGAACTTCACCGAAGTGTCGGTCTCGAAATAGCCCGGGTCGGCCGGGAGCGCATCATTGACCTTCTTGCTCGCTTCGACCTTCTGCTTGAAGGCGAGGATCTTGCGCGCGATGTTATCGTTGCGGCCTGGATACTTGCCCGCGAGAAAAGGCCCGAGCGTGCCGTTGGGGATGCCGGATTGCTTGGCCAGTTCGGCGCCGGTCAAAGCGGGCTTGAAGGAATTCGAATAGCCCTGCATCCACAGGCGCATCTCCTCGACATCGACGGGTACATTGTTGACGTTGTTCATCGGTCCTTAGCTCCTTTGTTGGTCTCGACGAGCCGCAGCGGAGCGCGCGCGACACTGTCGAGCGGATCGCGCTGGGGGGGAATGTCCGGCCGCATCTGCGGGCTCAGTTGCTGCTTGAGGGCGCCAGCCGTGTTGCCGAGCGGGCGGACGGGGCGCACCACGCTTGGGATAGGCGGCTCGACCTCGCGGAACTTCGCCTGCCGTGCGGCGACTTCCTCGGCGCGCAGAAGCTGGTGTTCGGTTTCCAGCTTGCGGGCGAGCTCGCGCACCTGCTTGACCCGCTTCGCGCTCGCGCGGGCGCCCTCGGCATCGTCGAAGCCGCTGTCGCTGACGAGCTCGGCCTCGCAGATGAACTCGCCATCCTGGCCGTAAATGTAGACCTCGCGGTGCAGGCATTCCGGATCGAACCGGACAGTCACCTTCTGGCCGTGCAGCTCGGCGCAATCGAGCGACCAGTAGCGGTTGCCGTAAAGCTCGATTTCGCCGGTCTGGCGGTTGACCATCTTCTGGTCGGCCGCGAGCAGCGCCATGCGCAGCTGTTCGGGGGTCGCCTTGCCGACCGGCGAGCTTGCCATGAGCTGTTCGAAGACCTGGTCGAAGCTGCGCCCGTCATAGTCGCGCCCGCGCCGGCCGGTCTCGGCGTTGTGCCAGGCGACGCCCTCATTCACATGCGCGACGAAGGCCTCCCAGGCGATCGCGCGGCTGCCATAGTTCTCGGGCTTCGCGCTCGGGCTGTTGCCGGTGTAGGCGCCTTCCATCGCCGGGTGCTTGGCGATCGAATCGCACAGGTCGCGGAAGGCCCGCTCGATCGGCTTGGACTGGCCGCGATAGGGAAGCGCCCAGTGGATCTCGATGCCCAGGCCGGTGAGCAGCCCGGTCGGCTCCTCATCGCGCACCTTGAAGCGGAAGCGGCTCTTTGCGCCGCCGGTGATCCACTTCGAGGCGAAGCCGCGACCGTTGTCGAGCGTGCAGGCCTTGGGGATGCCCCAGGTGCGGAACAGATCGGCGAAGGCGAGCCGGGCGACCGCCGCGCACTCGGTCTCCGCGACGCGCCAGGCGAGGATCTTGCTCGAGCGAATGTCCTGGATCGCCACCATGGTCGGCCGGATCGGCTTGGTGAGGCGACTGCCGGGCGGCGGCTCGACGAAGACGTCGAACTTGTGCCCGTCGATGTTGACGTGCTCGAGCACCCGCAGATGCTCGACCGTGCGCCGCTCGGCCGGCACTGAGCGCCGCAAAGCTTCCTCGCCGCCGCGCCGGGCAGTCTGGATCACCTTAGGCACCTCGGCCTTCAGGCGGCGGCTGAACGTGCGTTCGGAAGGGAGCGTGATGCCCCGTTCCTTGGCTGCGCGCCGGGCGCGCTTGTAGCAGGCCGAAAGGGTCGGCTTGGACAGCCGCAGATAGTCCGAGAGGAACTCGTTCCAGAGCTTAGGGTCGATCTCGACCGAGCTGCCGCCGCCGCGCCGACGATCGGCGAGCGCGGGCAGCCGGTTCACCGGATCGATCCCGTCGACCAGCTCCAGCCACTTCCACAAGGTGGCTTCGCTGTGACCTTTGCCGTGCCGGGCCGAGATCTCGGTCACCGCGGCCGACTTGGTCAGCCCGCTCGCGACCAGCAGCTCGATCTGTTGGATGACGGCGAGCCGGTGCTGCGCGATGGCCTTGGTCTTGGCGCTCTGGCGATCATACCAGGGCCAGCCGCTCGCGCCGGTGTCGCGCTTCTCCTCGCTCGTTTCGACGGTTGTGGCGAACCTCCGCGCCAGCTCCAGCCGAGCCTCGCCCGGGAGCAGGCTCACATGGAACTCCTGCCCGCCGCCGCGCCCGGCGCGCTTGCGCATCAGCGGCGAGCCATCGGACGCCAGGCGAACGGCCCAGCGCTCGTGATCGGCGCGCCGGTTGATCGAGCGCTTGTCTCCCGGCAGCCCCGGCAGCGCGAGCTCGGCGAGCTCGGCCGCGGTGAACCACTCAGGCGATCCGTCGGCCAGGGTGTGTGCGATCCCTCCCAGCGCCATCAGGAGTCTCCCTTCCTGATGGTCTTGACTTCCAGCTTCAGGCGCTGGCGCTCGCCCTGCAGTTCGGCGAGCATCGCCTCGACCTGTCCGAGCCGCGCGGTGCGCACCTCGTCGCCAACGAGCAGCGCCACTCCGATCTTGCGCATGATCGGATCGAGCAGGTCCTGCCGATCACAGACCATAGCGATGGCGAGAGCACGCTCGAACGGCACCTTGTGATCGACGCGGGCAGGGCTCGCATAGGCGTCGAGCATCATCTTCGACACGTCGTCGCGGAGCACCTTGCTCACCGCCGCCGCGATCTCCCAGCGATCGCGCGGATCGGTGTTGAGGATGGTCCCGATCGTTTCACTTATCAGCGGGCCGAGTCCGGCCAGCTCGCCCACGCCTCTTGAGGGCGCAGGAATGCTGAAGTCGAACGCGACCTGGTCGGGATGCGCCTTTGCTTTGGGCATCTAGCCGCGCGCCTCCTGCGCAATGCCCGCGTGAATGAAGTCACTCAGCAAGGCGAGCTTCTGATCGCGCGTCATGGCATCGACTGTTGCGGCGCGCTTTCGCGCGTCTTCGCCATAGCGCCCGTCAAGCAGCAGCGACTTCTGGACGAACACTGCCGGGATCGTCTCTCGGCCGGTGATGCGATCTGTCTTGGAGGCCGGATGCAGCTGCCGAAGGCGGATGATGCGCTGCAAATCCTTGGCGCTCAGCCCCGCAACAAAAGCCAGCTCCTCGCACGCCACTGCGGGCTCGGTGTTGGCCTCGATCTTATGGACGATTTCGAGCAGCATGGCCTGCCGGTCGTCGTAAATATTGTCGTAGAGGAGCTCAGCCATCGCTCAGCCCTCCGCCTCGGAAGCGTCCCAGCCCTTGGCGATAGCCAGCTCGACCACCTCTTCGAGCAGCTGCGCCTCGCGCTTGCCCGTGACGCGATAGGTCCGGATCGGCGCCGCGCGGTCGACCACCGTGACGAGGATGCCTTTGCGTTTGAGGAACAGCTCCGCCCCTCGGAACATGGCTTGGCGGCGCGCGGCCGGGTTCGAGGGCGCGCTGTTCTTGCGTGGCTCTGAAGCCTTCTTCAGCGGCTCCTCAACGGGTGCTTTCGGTGCCTTCGGCTCGGGTGCAGGCGTCGGCTTCTTAGCTTTCCGCTTGACCGGCAGTTGGCGGGTCTCGGGGCCTTCGGTCCCTTCGAGCACCGCCTTGGTCACGGCACCGTTCAGGAAGTCGGGTGCAGGCTTCAGATTGCCGCCTGGCGCCGCTGCGAGCTCGGCCCGCGCCGCCGCCAGCTCGAGCAGCGCCTCGTCGATCCCGGCACCGATTCCCGAGAGCAGCGTCTTGCCGCGCGCGCCGAGAATGCGCTCGATGTCGATGAGGTCGCGCCCAACGCTCCGATTGAGCAACGCGCCCTTCTCGCGAGCGGCCTCCTGCGGGCTTACGCCGTGCACCTCATATTCCGAGACGGTCAGCGCGGCGATCGCGCGGTCGAGATTGGCAAGTATCGTCTGGCTCATCGCCTCAGTCCCTCAGCATCCAGCGCGCGTCCCAGCTCTCGAAGTCGGCATGATCCGAGGGCGGCGGCGCGTTCGTGGCAGGTGTCGTTTGCTCAGGCGGCGCGTGGCGCCCGCACTGCTCGCGGCGCTCCTTCGCGCGGCGCCGCAGCTCGTGGCGCGCCTCGATCGGAGTGCAGCCGGTCGCCATCACCAGCTCCATCTCGGCCCGGTGCGCACGGTAGTATTCGGCGAGGGTGTCGTATCCGTGGGGCATCATGCGCCTCCCCCGAGCCCTGCGAGGGCAAGGCGGGCGATCGCAGCCTCGATCTGCGGCTTGGAGGCCCGCAGCTCGCGCGCTATCGCACCAATCGAGTAATCGAGCTCGCGCAGCTCCTGCACGGCAGCATCGAACCGCGAGAGGAACTCCTTGGCGCTCGGATTGCGCGGCCAGTGCCCACCGGCCAGCACCACGGCAAGGCCGAGCGCCCGGCTCTGCGCCCGCATGCGCGACCGCTCGACCTCGTCCTTCTTCAGATCGAAGCCATAGCGGCTCACGATGTTCGCGCTCGTCGTGGGCGAGCAGCCGAGCCGACGCGCGATCGCGGCCGGGTGCAGCCCGCCATCTGAGAGCTCGAGCACGCTGCTCTCCAGCTTGGTCAGCGCGGTCATGACTGCGCCCCCCGCCAATCGCTGCAATGCCGCTCGTTGCGCAGCCGCTCGCGCAGCACCGTGCGCTGCTGGATGCGCCGCACCGCCTGGAGCCGGGCGAGCCCGGTCTCCTCCATCTCGCGCGCGATCGCGGCTTCGGTTGGAATGCGGCTCACGGGAGCAGCCCCAGCAGGTACGCGGCGCCGATGAAGGTCAGAGTCCACACGATCCCGCAGAAGGCCAGCACAAGCGCCCAGGCCACGATCTTGAACCAGTCGAGTTTAGGCATGGGCACACTCCTCGTTCGCCTTTGAGATCCGGGTGACCGCCGCCTCGAACCAGGCGGGGTTCTTCTCGATGCCGGTGAAGCTCTTGCCCGCCCTGATGGCGGCGACGCCGGTCGAGCCGGTGCCCATGAAGGGGTCGCAGACGCTCTCGCCCGCGACGTTCCTCATGATCTTGTCCATCACTGGATCGGGTTTGATGGTCGGGTGGCCGAAGCGGCGTTTGGCTTCGCGGCACGCACGCGCGATCACGAACCGGCGTTTCTCCGCGAGCGAGCCGCGGGGCTCGAAGCCCTCACTCCATGCGTGGACATAGGGCTCGCAGTCCGGCCGGTAGTGCTTGTTGGCCACCGGCATGGGGTTCTTCTTCACCCAGGCGAGCACCGCGTAGCGGTCGAACTGGCCGTCGACGTGGTGGAGCAGCTTCGCGAGCTGATCATTGTGGCAGAAGACCACGACCGAGCCCGCGAGGAGCGGGTTGATGATTGCGAGGTCGAAGCCCTTGTCGAGACCGGCTTCGGCGATCTCGTCCATGCTCGGCCGCGACTTGCGGAACCTGCCCGCGCCTTGGGTCCGGATGGCATAGGGCGGGTCCATGACATCGGCGTCGAACCAGCCGAGCCCCGGCCGAATGTCATAGGCGTCGCCACAATAGAGCGTCGCGCGCCCGATCTTCACCGGCGCGCTCATTGGGGGAGATCCAGAGCTTTGCGATAAACCTCGAAGAGTTCATCTGCCACTTTTCGGTCGGGGATGCGCAGTGCGATGGCAAAGACCAGGCCTAGGCAAAGGTCCCGGATCAAATCCCTCCGCTGTTCCTCGTCTTCGCACCACGCCGAGGGAGCCCGCCGTGCCGTATATTGCGCTACAAGCTGGGACGGCGTCTTGCGCAGCCAAAGTGCTTCACGAGGCATGTTCACCTCCCTGATCGAGGAGATCGCGGAGATCGCTTCGCTCACCGGGCGTCAGGATCTCGACCAGCTTGGGAAGAAAGCGCGCACGCTCCGAGCGGCCCGCCCTGCTGAAGTTGGCAGCAATCCGGCTCCAATAGACATCTCGGTCGGTCCGAGTGGCCGGCTCCGTTGACGCGTGAACTCCAGCGCGCTTCCGCGCCTCGGTTACATCGATGGCATCATCAGCAAGCAGCTGCTCGATCGTGGACCGACGCTTGTCATCTTCGACGGCTGCGATTTTCATGAGTTGGCTGAAGTTGGCGCCAACAATTGGATGCTTTGAGAGCGCCTCGATCACATCCGGAAACGGCTCGATGAGCAGGCGATAAAGCGAGAGGTCGCGTCGGATAGTTCGCTTGTCTAGGCCCAGCGCATCGGCCACCGATTCCTGCCAGCCATATGCGGCGGACATTTTGTCCGCCGCATCATCGGCCTCAGCCTGAAGAGCCTTATCGACCGTCTCTTCGAAGCGCTTCACTCGGTCCCATCGGGCCTTCGCAGCGCGCTGATACTGGTCAAGATCGCCATGCTCGCGCGCGATCCGCTCCTGCGCGGCCTGCACGAGCGCAGCGGTGAACTTGGCCCGCTCGATCGGCCCAAGCGGCCGCCGGTGCAAATTCTCGCTTGCTTCAAGATCGGCATGATCGCTGGCATCGCCTCCGACCTCGATCGCCCACACCTGGATGCCTTCGATCTCGGCGCCGCGTAGGCGGTGCCGGCCGGTAACCAACTTCCACGGCTGCTTACCCTTGCGCGGCGCCACCTTGATCGGATCGCGCTGCCCATCGACCGCCATCAGCCGGCCGAGCGCGACCGCCTTGTCCTCGTGCAGGAAGCCGATCCGCTCGGGGATGAAGATGTCCGCCGGGTCGAGCGCCATCACCTGGGCATTGGCGAAGAACGGCGGGTGACTGCCTTCGGGCGCGCTCATGATGCGCCTCCCGTGGTGTCATTGCCCGGCGTCTGAATGCCAGGCCGACATAGACGGTGCCCGCCGATCGCCGGCTCGCTAGGCTCGGGCCCACGAACACCGGAGAACAGCCCATGCCGAATGCCAATGTCGAGCTCGTCGAGAACCTGAAGGAACAGGTTTACGCTCTCCAGCAGCTTGTCCTCGCGCAAGGCGTCGCGCTCGGCCTGCGCGAGAGCGCGGATATCGAGGCCGCTTTTGAGATCGTGGCGGGTCAGTCCCGCGCGCTGCGGCGCGGTGGCCGCATCATGGCCGCGAACCGCCTGGACGCGCTCACGCAAGAGATCGCGCAGTGCCTCAGCGCTTGAGCGCGCGCCCTGCGAGGCCGAGCGCGTCTTCAGTCGCTTCAGGACCATGCGCGCGGTCAGCCGATCGGCAAACCCGGCGTCGACGAGCTGGTCCCTCATGCCGCCTGCTTTCCGCGCTTGGCCAAGCGCCGAGCATCCTCGCGATCAACCTGGTCGAGAACTTCGTAGATCCGCTCGATCGAACGAAGGTTCGCGCCACAGCGATCATTCCGCCAATTCTGGAAAGTGCCCGGATCGATCTCTGCCCTTCGGCAGAGCTCGGCGATGGACAGCCGAGCAGCTCTAGCCCGCTCGATGATGTCCTTGATGATGGCCTTCTGCTTCATGCCCCATGGGCTGGGGGAATTAGTTCCCTTTGTCAAGGGACTTTATTCCGCTCTCAATTCCGCTTCCGCTTTGGTAGCCGGGTGCGATGAGTGGCTTGGAAACCGACGCTGAAATGGTGCGCGAGCTGATCGCGTTCACAAAGCAGCCTGCGGCTCAGGTGGCGAAGAAGGCCAAGGTCGATCCGAAAACGATACGACGCCACGAGACCGGCATCGCGAAGTTTCGACTAAGTCAGACGACAATCGAAAAGCTGCAAAGGGCATATCCCGACTTCCCGGGCTGGGCACAGTACGCCGCTTCTGCGATCAATGCTCTTGCAGACGATCTCCGGCGAGAGACGAACACCGCTTCGAAATACGCCAGCGTAAAGGAAAAGCAGGAGGCTCAGGCCAACCTCTCGGGGATGGTATCAGTTTCGCGGATCAACCTCGATTTTGGCTTGGGGCCAGCATTCATGGACAGTGAGGTTGTCGAGGCGCAGGCCGAGAAGCTGCTCTTCCCGCTTGATTGGCTCCGTGCGATCACGACGAGCTCACCTGATCAGCTTTATTGGGCTCGCGCGAAGGGGGACTCGATGCGACCCGAGATCGATGAGGGTGACGTCATCCTGATAGACCGATCGGCAGTCGGCTCCAGCTTCAGCGATCTGTACTGGGCCATCGCCTACGGCCAGAGCGGCATGGTCAAACGCCTCCGCCCGATGCCTGATGGCAGTGTGAAGATCCTCAGCAACAATCCCGGCGTCCCCGCGGAGATTGCCTATGATGGGGAGCTTCATGTATTCGGACGCGTCGTCGCAGTCGTGAGGAGGATCTAGGTAATGGGATTTTCTTTGGCGCGGACGGGCATAATCCCCGCTTTGATGCTTGTAACGATGGTCGGCTGCAATAGCGACGTAGCATCCACAGAACTGACTCCTGATTTGCTGGAAGACCAGGCCGAGCTCTCGCGCATCTCCAATCGCCTTGAGCCTGCCGAACGGGCCCTCTTCAACAAGTATGTCATGAACCGCAATGTAGGCGGCCGCATCTTCCCAGGGCAGGCTGCTATAATGCCGGATGGCAGCGACCCGCGTTCTGTCGCCGAGGCGATCGAACTGATGCGAGCAAGAGAGCAACGGAGTGACGAAGTCGAGGCGCTTGTTGCCGAGCGGACCCGGCTGATCGAGCCGATCGACCAGGAGCTTCAGCAGATGCGAGCGTCTGGAATGAACGATAACGAGAGCGTCGCCCATCATAATGAGCTCGTCGACAAGATGAATGGCCTGATCAAGGACTACGAGACGAAGATCGAGGAGCTGAGGGCCAAGCCGCTGGTCTTACAGCAGCCATCGCAGCGATAAAGTCGGCCACGAAAACGCGCCCACTTCCGCGCCATCGCGCCAGCCGATCGAGAGCGCAAAGCCGCCAAATTCCTCAATGATTTCAGATAGTGCCCAGTTTGAGGGCCGATTTCGGCGAACTGGGACACCAATGTCCCACTTAAGGTTCCGAACTGGGACATTGAGCGGCCACTGAGAACGGCCTAACGCACCGCTGAAAGGCCAGTTTTCTGCGCCTAAGGGGATTTTAAAGCACGCCGCCGAGACTCCAGCCGAAGCTGTCGCAGATCGTCTAAATTTACCAATACTCTAGACAAAGCGCCGGCTCGGCAAACGGCCATACCAACTCCCGAAACCCGCAGAAAGCCGCCATTCAGACCACGAGTCCCCGGAATTCCCCACGCGACCCCGCCACTCCAGTATCTTTTGTCCTCTTGCAGCCGCC